CATTGGAGTAATGCACGGAGATCCTGATGTCACGCCCGGCGGTAAAAGCATACCTTACCATGCCTCAGTACGGATTAAACTTAGTTCAGGTACTCAAGTAAAAGACAAAAATGGTAACGTAGTAGGTATTCACGTTATTGCAACCATCAAGAAGAACAAGGTAGCAGCTCCATTCAGAAAATGCGAGTTCGATATTATCTTCGGTAAAGGAATTGTCGAAGATGAATACCTTTTTGATGAGATTCGTTCACACTGTAAAGCCAATGGTCCTGTGAAAAGAGATGGTCTTGAGATTAATGTTTCAGGCGAAGGAGCTTGGAAAGAACTTTCGGTCATCAATTCAAAAACAGGAGAAGTTGTCGTAGAGAAAAAATTCTATAAATCAGAATTTGGCGACATGCTGAAAGATGAAAAATATCGCAGTCATCTTTTGACGGCTATCGATTCTGCTCTTGTAACGATCGGCGGAGAACCTTCTGGCGACGGAGACGGAGAAGGAGGGGTATCCGATGAGTGATATATTCTGGATTCGATGTGAAGTGGATGACGATGATCTGGTGCCTAAGTATCAGACTCAAGGATCAGCAGGGTGTGACGTATACGCTAACGAGTACCTAATGATCAAACCTGGTCAAAGGGCTACTGTAGCGACTGGGTTAAAGATTGAACTGCCTCCTGGATTTGAAGCCCAGGTCAGACCTAGATCTGGGTTAGCTGCCAAATATGGCATCACTGTTCTTAATTCTCCTGGTACCGTAGACGAAGATTTTAGAGGAGAAATTAAGGTCATTCTGTTGAACACAGGTGACGAAGAATTTATTGTCAATAAAGGCGATAGGATTGCACAGTTGGTATTTTCTCGAGTTTTTCGTGGGATATTCCAACCAACTAATAGCTTGTCTTCAACACCTCGTGGCAGCGGTGGGTTCGGTTCTACAGGCAAAACATGAGTGCAGATCGTCCCATCTTGATTATTGATGGAGCAAATCTTTTTATTAGGTCATGGGCGGCATATCCACAAATGTCGACCCATGGCTATCAAATGGGAGGTTGCATCGGTTTTCTTAAGACATTGAAAAGAATCACAACTGAGTTACAACCTTCAATGATTTGCGTGGCGTGGGAAGGTGGAGGTTCTCTAAGACGCAGATCGATTTATCCTGATTACAAGTTGGGGAGACGTCCTGAGAAGCTTAATCGCTTCTACGGAGATGATATACCAGAGTCAGAAGAGAATAGAAAGCATCAGCTCATCTCATTGCTCAATATGCTGAAAAATTCTCCCGTTTGTCAAGTGTATGCTTCTGATTGTGAAGGTGATGACATCGTAGCATTCCTTTGTTCAGGACCATTCAAACAGAGACAAAAGATCATAGTTTCTTCAGACAAAGACATGTATCAATTGTTAAATGAAAAGACTTCGATCTATTCTCTTCATCAGAAAAAGGTATTGACGGCCGATGATATCTTTGAAGAATTTAGAATAAAACCCAGCAACTTTGCGGCGGCCAAGGCCTTATGCGGGGACCCTGGAGATAACATTCCAGGTGTAAAAGGGTTGGGATTTAAAACTGTCTCTAAAAAACTTCCTATCTTAGGGACCGATGAAGATCTCTTGATAGAAGATATCATCTCATTTTGTCACTCTAGAATTGGAGAATCTTCTGTCTACAAGAAAGTCGCAGACAATCAAGATTTAATCAACAGAAATTGGCGATTGGTATACCTAGATGGTAGTATGTTGTCGGCTACTCAAATTTCTAAAGTGCAATATACGTTAGATACATTCGTTCCGCACGTTAATAAGATCGGATTGATCAAGGCCCTCCTTAAAGAAGGAATCAATGATTTCGATGTTGAGGGATTTTTCTATTCAATGAATTGTATTGACAGCACGAAATACGTGACTGGTAACTAAAATGTTAGAAAACGAAAATAAAAACAAGCTAACCTTTGGATCTTACGGCAAGTCTTTTCAAGAGAAGATCATGCAGGCCCTCTTGACTGACTCAAAGTTTGCCGAGCAGATGATGGAAGTGTTTGATACTTCTTACTTTGAATTGAAGTACCTACAGTTCCTTGCCGACAGATATTTTTCGTACTCAAAGAAATATAAGGTCTTTCCTACCTTACAACTTCTTGTCACAATTATCAGAGAGGACCTTAAGGTTGGTACAGACATCATCCTTCGAGATCAAATCATTGAATATCTCCAACGGATGAAGGCAAATCCAGATCCAGGTGATTTGCAATTTGTTCGCGAAAAATCTCTTGACTTTTGCAGGAAGCAAGCTCTCAAGGCCGCCCTTGAAAATGCTGTTGATCAAATGGCTGCGGACAAATATGAGTCCATCGTTGAATCGATAAAGAAAGCAGTTCAAGTCGGAACAGCGCCGTCTGTCGGTCACGACTTCTTCAACGAGATGGATGCAAGGTTCACTCGCCTAAAACGTGACACAATCCCAACCGGAGTTCCTGAACTTGACAAGAAAGAAATTCTACAAGGCGGTTCTGGTAAAGGTGAACTGCTATGTGTCGTCGGTGGCAGCGGATCTGGCAAGTCTCACTGGCTCACGATGATTGGTGCTAATGCTTTACGCGAAGGTAAAAACGTCATGCACTATACTTTCGAGTTATCTTAAACAGCCGTCGGCACCCGATACGATTCTAACCTATGTGATATGGATTCCAATGAAGTCATGGACCACAAGGACAAGATCATTGAAAAATACAAGGGCATGAACCTGGGTCGACTCTATATCAAAGAGTATCCCACCAATACTGCATCTATCTTTACAATTCGCTCACACATCGAACGTCTTGATCTAAAGGGTTTCAAACCAGACATCATCATTATTGATTATGCTGACATTATGAGGTCGACACGACAATTCGATTCGCTTCGACACGAATTGAAGTTAGTCTATGAGGAGCTTCGAGGCCTTGCGATGGAGTTAGGCGTTCCAATCTGGACAGCATCACAATCCAATAAAGAAGGAGCCAACAGCGAGATCATTGACATGACTAACATGTCAGAGGCTTATGGTAAGGCTATGATCTGCGACTTCATCATATCTGTCTCTAGACGACCACATGAGAAGGCTTCTGGGTGGGGTCGGCTTTTCGTTGCAAAGAACAGAGCAGGCAGAGATGGTTTAGTGTTCCCAGCAAAGATAAACACAGCGCAAAGTAAATTTGAGATCACTGGTGCAGCAGACACACCAGAAGAGACTTCTTCCTCAGATGAAGCTGAACAGAAAAAAGCCTTAAGGGCCAAATGGAAAGAGCTGAAGAGTGAATTTACTAGTTCAAGAAATTTTTCGAGCTCAGAATCAGTAACAACGGTTGGAAGTTGAGGTATAGTTATGCATCCCAAGAATTCTATGAATTGGAGACAGAACGCGATATGAAAACACACACGTATAATGAAGCATATGAAGCATCGTTAGACTACTTTAAAGGAGATGAACTTGCGGCATCTGTCTTTGTCTCAAAGTATGCATTGAGAGATTCTCAAGGCGGTCTTCTGGAAAAGACGCCAACTGACATGCACCTTCGTCTAACTCGTGAGTTTGCTCGAGTTGAATCCAAATATCCCAACGCGTTGACAGAAAAAGAGATCTTCTGTCTTTTGGCAGACGTTGATCATCTAGATGTTACGACAAAGTCAACAATGACGTTGGAACAGCTTGCGGCCGAATCGCGAGGCATAGGGTCTGTCGTTCCACAAGGTTCTCCAATGTCAGCCATGGGAAATCCATACAAACTTCAATCGCTGTCAAATTGTTTCGTGATTGATTCTCCACAGGATTCCTATGGTGGTATCCTCTTCACCGATCAAGAACAAGCACAAATCATGAAACGTAGAGGTGGCGTTGGATTCGATATTTCGACTATTCGTCCAAAGGGTCTAACGACAGCCAACGCAGCTGGCACAACGGACGGCATTGGTGTCTTCATGGAGCGTTTCTCTAATACCTGTCGCGAGGTTGCCCAAGGTGGTCGCCGCGGCGCTTTGATGCTCACTATATCGGTGATGCATCCAGAAGTGG